CCCACGGGGGTCCGGCCCAGTCCTGCCATGAAGCCGTCGTCTTCGCACTCTTCCTGATCTGTTCCGCCAGCCTTTAAGTCTGCAATCTCAATCTGCTTCTTTGTCTTTATCAGCTTACGCAGTTCTGCCGTAACTTCAAGGATTCCTTTTTCTCGTTCGGCCTCTGTTATGTCTCTCTTATGCTCCCCTCCAAACATATCGTATGTCTTTATCTCGCTGCGTCCGATCAGGCGGGCCAGCTTCAGCCGGAGCAACCGGATCTCTCCGTCCAGGGCTGCCGTAG